AAGATGGGGTCATTGCTAGACAGTCTTGGGTTGACATCCCTGCTTCTAAAATCACTGACAAGTACCAACGTTTTTCACTTTCGGCAAAACACAATATACCTTTTGACTCAATAACAGTCATGCTTTATGTCGGATATGATAAGATTGTTAATTTGTATGTTACGGATGCTCAGGTTGAAATCGGCAATATACTGACTGATTTTAGATTATCAGACGAAGACGTGCAAGAGACTATCAACTCTAAAGCTGACCAAGGCTTGACTCAAGAGCAACTGAACGCTCTCAATGAGAAAGCTGGAATTATCCAGGCTGAGCTTGAGGCCAAGGCTAGCGCTGACACGCTTGATAACTGGATTAAAGCTTATCAGGATTTTGTTAAATCTAATGAAACGGCTAGAGCGCAAGCTGAGAAAGATTTGATTTTAGCTAGTCAGCGTGTTTCTAACATTGCTAAGGATCTTGGAGAGCTATCTGATAGATGGAATTTCATTGATACTTACATGAGCTCTAGTAATGAGGGTCTTGTTATTGGTAAGAATGATGGTAGCTCTAGCATGATGTTCAATCCTAACGGCCGTATCTCAATGTTTAGTGCTGGTGTAGAGGTCATGTATATTTCACAAGGGGTCATTCATAACGAGAATGGTATTTTCTCTAAAACAATCCAGATTGGACGTTTTAGAGAGGAACAATATCATATCAACCCTGACATGAACGTCATTCGTTATGTAGGATAGAAAGGAGTAAAATGGCTAAATTTAGTAACTCAAGTGGGAGCTTGTATCTCAATGTTTATGTAGACCAAGGCTCTCAGAGTATCACAGCTAACACATCAACCGTCAACTGGAGGATGACAGTTAGCCGTACAGGCGCCTACTACACTCATAACCATCAAGGAGACAGTACATTGTCTCTTAATCTGGATGGCCGTAACGTGCATTACAGCTACCCGACGTGGGAGACATCAGGCGAGGAGTACACGCTTGCTAGTGGGTCAAGTACAATCAGCCACAATGCGGATGGGACTAAAACGCTCCCTATTTCTTGTACGTTCAATCCTAACAATGGCTTGCATGGGACTATCACAGTATCAGCTAGTCTCAGCCTGACAACTATACCACGCTCTAGCTCTGTAATCGTGAGCGCTGGAGTTATTGGTAGTTCGGTTACTATCACCATTAACCGTCAAAGCCCCAGTTTCAAGCATACGGTGCGCTATTCCTGGGCTGGTAAGTCAGGAACGATTGCAACGAATGTAGACACATCCGCTACATGGATAATCCCTGTGGATTTTGCTAATGATATACCTAACTCAGCGAGTGGAACGGGGACTATCTTTGTCGATACCTACTCAGGGAACACAAAGACAGGAACACAGTCCACTACATTCACGGCAAGCGTACCAGCAAATGTCAAGCCCACTTTTACAGGGGTCTCATTGTCAGACTTGAATGGTGCTGCTCAAAATCTCATCCCAAGCGGAAACACATTCATTCAGGTAATCTCTAACATCAAGGTTGCATTTAATGGCGCAGTCGGCTCTTACGGCTCATCCATTACTGGATACTATGCCGAAATTGTCGGCAAAAACCAGTCTACAAGCTCAAACGGCGGGAGCTTAGGCATTATGAATTATCACGGCACAATCAAAATCAGAGCGAGCGTGTCTGATAGCCGTGGTAGATGGTCTGATACTAGAGAGGTATCTGTAACCGTGCTTGAGTACTTTGCTCCTGCTCTTAGCTTTAGCATAGCAAGAACGGGCTCAACCTCTAGCACATTAACGGTTACACGAAATGCCAAGATAGCGCCTTTGGCTGTCTCAGGTAGTCAAAAAAATACAATGACCCTGACATTCAAGGTTGTAAGGCTTGGGACTACTAACTTTCAAGTAGACACGGGACCAGCTACTGGCTCCTGGACAAGTATCTCAAATCTAGTCAATTCTCAGGCTAATCTAGCAGGCAATTATTTAGCTAATCAATCTTGGGTTGTTATTGGAAAATTAGAAGACAGGTTCACCTATGCTGAGTTCATGGTCAACGTGGCCACAGAGAGCGTAGTCTTGTCTTATGACAGGTCAGGTGTTGGGGTCAACAAAATCCGTGAGCAGGGTGCTTTGGATGTTAAGGGTGACATCTTTGCTAACAACAAGCCCATTCAGCAATACCAGCTAACGGATGGTAACGGATGTGGAAAACTCATCAAACAGGATTTCAACAGTATGAAAGATACTGGTTTTTGGTGGATAGACGGAACTTCTCCCAACAATCCTTTTGGCGCTTGGGGGATGTTAGAAGTATTCAGACCTAATCCTAATTCTCAGGAATGTATTCAACGTTTTACTACGTCATTTGGATATATGGCTGTTAGAGAGAATGGCTTTGACAACGTTTGGAGGCCGTGGCGCTATGTTGCTCAACAGTCAGAGTCGACTAACAATGCTGACTATGTCAGCTCAAAAAAACTAGCCACAAGAAAAATTGAGCTAGGATGGTATGTGAACGGAATTGCTACAAGAAATGGCAACGTGGTTACAATTTCGACAGAAAGAAAAATCACGAATATCAACACAGTTTCAGACTATCGAGAAGTCAAAGAAACAATACCCGCTGGATTTAGACCAGCTCAAGAGGTTAACTTTATCTTACAAGGATTGTCTGACTCAACAGTAACTGGAACAGCTATCTTGCACCTTGCAACAGATGGGAAAATCCGTCTTACAAGTAAATCTCAAGGAAATAAGTATTGGACAGGCACAATAACTTATATTACAAATGACCCTTACCCTTAATAAATGAAAGGAGAAAGTATGAAATTAGAGTATGGGACAAAGTCCCAAGAATTTGACGCAAGCGGAAAAGAATCCGCTACAAAGGTCACGTTAGTCAATGCAGATGGTGCTATCGTACCTATCTTGTTGCAAGCTGACAAAATCAGCTTGTCTAATACTGAGCTTTTTGAATTAGCTCTTGAGTCGCTCTATGAGGAAAATTTCCCCAATCGAGCTGAAAACGAAAAATTCAGCAAAGTAGCTCAAGAACTACAAAAGAACAAAGAGGCAACGGATAAAGCTGAGCAAGCAGTAACCGAAAACAAGGAAAATCTTGATACTGTTTCAGCTATTACAGAGGTCTTGATTGCCTTGGCAGTATCTCAAAATGGAGGTATGCCTACCCACGCTTATGGAAAGGTAGCAGCATTCATCAAGCCGCTTGCTAAGGACAAACGTTACAACAACGGAGACATCATCTCAGGTGCTTATCCGTTTGATACGAATCCGAAATGGCCGAGTGGAACTAAGACTATCTTTAAGTTCCAAATGCAAGCCACAGAGGGCTACACTTGGAAAGATCAGTCACTATCTGATATGCTTCAGCAAGGTGTGCTGACTGTTGTCATGCCTAGAATCGATTAAGGAGGTTGTATGCTGATTGAAGAAGCTGAAAAAATTGCTCAAAGCCAGGTTGCTTGGGCGATTTTGTTTATCCTACTCTTCTTTATCATCATTCGATATCTTATCAAGACTTCGGATAAGCGAGAGAAGAAGATTATGGATCTGCATGAGCAATCAAAAGCCGACTCTAACAGACGGGAAGAGCGTTTGATGACTCATCTTGAAAAGACAACGACAGAATTAACCACAATTACACACGCGGTCGGAGACATTCAGAAAGAAATGGTCCGCATGAACGACCGCATGGACGAAATCGAAAAAGGAGAATAACATGCAACAAATCAATGAAATTATCGCAAATGGAGCAATTAGCATTCTTGTCATTTTGGCTGGTATCGCAGTCAAATCTATTAAGGATTTCCTTATCAAAAAAGGCGGAGAAAAGACAATCAAGATTGTTGAAATCCTTGCTAAGAACGCAGTAAATGCAGTTGAGCAGGTTGCTTCAGAAA